TTCTGGATGGACCACTGTACCAACACAACAGGAACATCCTTGTCCTTGACTTTCTCTAGTCGTTCGATCAGTTCTTGTACTGTCATTTTACTAGATCACTTAAGTCAACCTTGGGGTAGTCCTTGTTCTTCTCAATCTTCCCATCTGCCCTACGTTTGATCGTACCATCAGACTGATACATACGACCCATGTTGTTCTTGTGAACACGACGAAGGGCTTCTTCTACGTCCCACCCACGGGCATTAGCATAGCCGTAGATCACATACAAGAGGTCTGCCAGTTCTTTGAGTTCTAGTTCAGGGTTAAACTCTATACACCACTCTTCAAACTCCTCAATAATCAACTCTGCATACAAATTATGGTTAGGTTTCTGACCAGTGGTCTTGGCGTATTCTTTCACCATTTCTGTAGGTGTCTTGCGGTTCTCTGTAGTTTCGTGTGACCAATACCCGAAGGCTTCAAGATCATCTTCTGCAATCATTCTATTTCCCTCTTCATGTGTTGACCACTTAGCCATTAGTAATTTTCCTCATATCGTTCAAGGAAGATATATCCCAGATCATCTAGGATTTCTAGCACTTTCCACAAGGTCAAGTCGTGATCCTTTAGGATGTTCACAAATCCCCGATCTTCGATAAGGTTTAGGATTTCTTGCTTATTCACGGTTTTCTTCCATAGAATGAAGTCTCAACTTCTTTATTAGTGAACAAGTACCAAGCATAGTTGTCCACACCCTTCTTCTTGTTAGGTTCCCAGTACATACGACCAACACTGACAACCTTCTCACACTTAGCCATGTAGACACCCATACGGACATTGTGCATGTAGTCAGCAGGCAACAACAACCAAGTAGGTTTGAGGGTGGGTAGGAAGTCTAAGATAGGCTTTAGCATGTCCCATGTAAAGGGTGGGTTAGTGATAAAGTAGGTCACCTCTGGCGCAACCCAATTAAGGGATAGGCAGTTGCGCTGTTCGATATTCCTAGCTTGTGGCTCAATGTCCATTGCACCTACACAGACAACACCATGATGCCTGCACAGTTCATTAACCAGATCGCCAGCACCAGCACAAGGCTCAATGAAGGCTGTAGGTAGTGGCAAGTGTTCCACCAGAGCATTCACAGCCGCAGGGTCGATAGTCCCATAGAAGTCCCTACTCTTACGCTCAAACTTGTCGTTGTCACGCTTCCCCACTTTCCCAGACCCCCACCTCTAGAACCACTGTTACCTTAGCTTTTCTGGAAACAGTTGTGAACATCTTTGCGCTGGCTACCGCATCTTCTCTTGTGTCATAGAACAGGTAGTCTTTGCCAGCAACATAAACCCTGTACCCGATAACATTAATGTCTTTGACCATACTCTTTCTCCAGAGCCTTTAGTGAAACCCATTGCATATCGTAGTCGCCATTTTCAACGTAGCGTTTAATCACTACTCCTTTGGACCACTCTGCATTGGCTTGTCCTGCCCATTTTTCCTCAGAGCCTTTGAAGCATCCTGCAACCAGCCCATTAAGCGGAGTAGGACGAGCATCCGCTTTCCGATAATAATGGAACTTGTGGCTATGACCAACAGAAACACTATGAGCCAGCTTTTCGACAAGGCTGTAGCCATGATGCTTAGTAGACATAGCAGAGCCAAAATTACCGCTGCTAACGTAATGACCATATAGGACACCATCGTAAGCAGCAAGTGCTGGACCAGAGTTTCGGTACTCATGGTATTCGTCGAACCAGTAGTCTGTTTGTAGGTGGGAAAATGAGATTCCATACCTGCTTCCCTCTAGTCGTGGATCATGGGCGATTGCCTTCTTGAGCCTGTTCTCATGGTTGCCCTCAAAACCAATCCGAAAGGGTCGCTTCTTCTTACTGATCTTGTAGCGTCCCCAGATACGATCTTGGGCTTCGTTGTAAGCCTCAATATCTCCCTGATAGGATTGAGCCACAATAGCCTGTGGGTAGCGTGTATCGTAGGTGTTAAGAGACTGCATGTCAGCCCCGTCACCAAGGTCTACACAATAGTCAGGCTTAATATCTTCGATCAGATCACCCAACCAAGTGAAGCGTTCATTGCTTACATCTGGATGGGCATGGGCGCAGGTCCATAAGATTACTGTCTTGCTGGTCAAAAAGTGTCCTCCCAGTCTAGTGGTACAATTTGTGCCACAAAGTGATCCACAATCTCAATTGCATCGTCGAAGTCTTGGAAGATCAAGTCTTCTTCATGCAACACACCACGATCATCTTGAAGAGTGACCAACAGCACATAGCCCTCTCCATACGGCAACCCAAAACCATCCTCGTCAATATCCCAGTCAGGGATTTCAGAGGAGTGAGTTGGGCCACTAAGTACGTTTACGATTTTAGCCATTGTTCCGGCACCTCTTTGTCTGCGAATATGAAACCATTCTTGTTGCACCAATCAGCGTAGGAAGTCTTAGAACCTTTGCTGATCTTAGTCTTAGAGTTTGAGAAGACAAACCGTATATCCTTATTGGGGTGTTGCTTCTGGATCAGAAGGTGCTTCTTTCTGTCTGCAACAACAAACCTACCTTTGGTCTCTACGATGATACCATTGGGAAGGATAAAGTCAGGGGTGTAAGTGTGAAGGCTTTCTGGGACAACGTACTTGATTTTTGTTGTCTCATACTCGACCTTCACACCTTTAAGTTCTAACTGCTTGGCTACTTTGTCTTCTAGACCTGAGCGGTATCCCCTAGATTTGGGGGTCATTCTTCTTGGTCTAGAAGCCACAAGATGTCACCTTTTTGAATTGAAATCCAGTGGACAAAGTCTCCATCCACATAGAGTTCTAGGTCTAAGAACTTTTTCACCAGACCCTCTGAGTTTTTACCAATGGTCTTCTCAAGATTGAGTTGGCAATTCATTTGGAGGTTCCCACATTTGGTTTTCGTACCGTCTTAGCCACAACAGTCTCCCATTCATTACTGCACGATCATAGTCCCCTTCATAAGCCTCAAGACAACGCTTCCACATTTCTACTTCTGTGGTTGCACCCTCTAGGATTTTCTTAGCACCAACAGGACCAACCTTCTGGACACCTTGGATGTTGTCAACCCTATCGCCAGTCAACAGTTGAGTGTAGAAGAAATAGCGACCCTCTTCCTCAGTAATCTCTGACCACTCACCCTTGACAGGGTTATACAACAAACAAGGAACTTGCTTGAAGTCTTTGTCGATAGAGACAATCACTGCATCTGGAAAGTGGTGGGTTGCCAAGATTGCAATTGCATCGTCAGCTTCCTCCCCTTCTGTCAAAACTGTGTTGTACTCTTCCAAGATGTAGTTACGGGCAAAGTTGAGAAGCACAGGCTTTTCCTTTGGACGTTGTGCCTTGTAGTCCTTGGCGACTTCGTGACGGAAGTTGTTAGCCCCCGTCAAGAAAGCGATGTAACGGAAGTTGTTTCCGTATTTCTCTTGCATAGCTTCAAAGATGTGCTTGAAGAGTTCATCAATTTTGTTGCACACACCTTTGATAGTGTCACCTTCACTTGAGAACACAGCACGATAAGCCAGAGGATCAGCATCAATCAGAACAACTTTAGTCACTGGTTACCTGTCAGTTTGAAGATTGTGGGAAACGCTGGGACCAGCACTTCTTTGATCTTACGGGCCAACACAACATGTTCCCACTGGGTCACACCGGGATCATCACGAACCTCAAGATAGTGCAACCAAGAGCGTAGTGTGCCATTGACATATAGGCGGCTCATAGTCAGACCTTCGGGAAGGATAACCCTAGCACACTCTTTAGCGACACCCTTACCTCTTGCCCAAGCATAGAAGTCTTCTGCATGGTCTTTGATCTGATATGCGTAGCCTTTCAGTTCTTCCACAAACCCATATTCAAGATCATCAATACTGTTCTGACGGTTCTTAGTATCTTGGCTACGGAACTCGCGTCCAGTAAACTCGATTTCGTCAGAGTAGCGTTGACTAAACTCTTGGAAGCTGAACGAGCGGTGACGCAACAACTGACGGGTA